TCTTCCGATCTGGGTGGCGACCAGCAATATCTTGGATATGTGTAATAGGACTGGCTTATAGCGTTTTTATGCCTGCTATAGTTTGGGTTCTGACAATGATGAATTACACAGTACCGCCAGTACCAGAGATTGGTGGCGATATATTGACATCGCTTACATTCGGATTGTTAGGTCTAGGTGGATTGAGAACTTATGAAAAGAAAACTGGAGTGTCAAAATGACAATCAAAGAAAGCAATCCAAAAGGCTTTTGCCAGTCTTGTAAATATCCTAAAATGAAAATTGGTGGAGAGTGGACATGTCCTAATTGCTCGACAAAAGAGCAAAAAGGCTCTGGAATTATCTCAAGGACTAAAGATCCAGGTCATGAATATTTCTTGACAGAAGATAATATATATCAAGGAATTTCTGCTCAAAGTACTGGAAATCCATCGATGTGCATCCCTCAAAAAGAAGCTGAGGAAAAGGTTGCAGAGAACTCAATCCGTGGATATGGATCATGGACAACATCGCTTAATTGTGTATATCAATTTCTTCATAATCAACCAATAGCTAGTTTACCTCATGCTAAGCAGCTTTTGAAATTAAAAAAGAAAGTATTAGCACTACAGAACGATATTAAGTTGTTTTTAGATCAAAAATAAAAAGGAGAATAAATAAAATGGCCAGAGAATTAAAAACTAATCTAGGAAACTTCCCACCAGATGTGAAGTTTGAAAAGAAAGGACAGACTTTTACAGGAACTTTAGTAAAAGTTTCTGAGGGAAACTATGGAAAAGAGTTTACTTTCCATATTATTGATGGTGATGCAGATATTGTCAAGACTACGGGAAAGAAAGATGCTAAGGGTAATAATATTAGAGAAGCAGTTGATGTCAAAGAAGGCGATGAAGTTAGAACAGAAGGGACTACTCAGCTAAGAGCTAAACTTGCTTTAGCAGAAGTTGGAGAAAAAATTAAAATTACCTTCAATGGATATAAAAACAATCCTAGAGGTGGAAAGGCATTCAAAGATTATCTAGTTGAGGTGATTGACTAATGGGACTAATTAAACAAGGATCAACGGCTGTAAGTAATATTTCTAATTACAAAGAATCTGTTGAAGTAAAAGAGACAATACAAAACACCGAAGATACAAGAGATACTAAAACAAAGCAGATTCAGGCTCAAGGTATTATTCAAGCAGCCCTTCAAAGTCCTGTTCTCCAGTTATTTGCTACAGACTTTAATAATTACATGGAGTTAGTGGAGAAGGCTGCTGTTCGATCATTGAAGTTTGTACAGGAGAACAGTAAATGATAAAATCTGAGTGCGGTAAGCATTTATTAGAGTTTGATGAAGAGAAGCATCTATATTTCTTTAATGGCGACGTAATTCCAGGAGTCACTACAGTTAAAGAAAAGTCTCTTCCTACTCCATTCTTTCTTACTGCATGGAAAGTAAAAGTTGCTATCGAGCATTTACTGGAAAGTCTTTCATCTGTTGACCTTCCTGTTGGAAAGATGACTAAGAAGGCTTTAGATGCTTCAGTAAAAGCTGCAAAGGGGGCTGGAAAAAAGAAAGCTAAGGAAGCTGCTGATATCGGAACTTTAATTCATGACTATGCTGAACAGTTCGAATCCGTTGGCAAGATAAATGATGAATTAAGAAAGAAGATTATAAGCAGTAAAGATAGCAGTAAAATCTATTCTTGTATAAAAAAGTTTAGACGTTGGCTTAGACAAAATCATGATAAGGTAATTAAACACGAAGAGATCTGTGCTTCGGTTCTTTATAAGTTCGGTGGCAAGTTTGATCGTCTGGCTGTTCGTAATGGTCGTATTGTTCTATCTGATTATAAAACATCGAAAGGAATTTATGATGAAATGTTTATTCAGCTTGGAGGATATGCTATTGCGATTTTGGAGTGGTTTGGAATCCAAGTAGAAGCTATAGAAATTATTAGGTTTGGAAAAGAAAATGGGGAGTTTGAAGTAAAGACTATCAATGATTCTAATGAGATTAATGCGTTGAAGAGACAATTCATAAGGTGCATAGACACATATAATTTCTTCAGAGAGAGGGAAAGTCTTGCTAAACGAAGCTAAGTATCTTCTATCAAAGAACATTTCCATCATTCCTATTAAGGGAAGAACTGGAATTGATGAAGCTGACAGCAAGAAGCCTATTCTTGCCTGGAAGGAGTATCAAGATAGGCTGCCGAGACTTGATGAAGTTGAATTCTGGTTCAGTCACTCTAAGCATAATATGGCTATGGTAACAGGGCCTATTAGTAAGGTCTTAGTACTTGATATAGATAATAAAAGAAATGGCTTAGACTCTTTAAAAGGAAAGTTCATTCCTAGTACATGGGAAGATTCTTCGCCTAACGGAAAGCATTTTTATTTTCAGTGGACACCTACGCTCAAAGATAAAGTTACTAATGACTCAGACCTCCTGCCAGGCGTGGACATTCGTGGAGAGGGGGGATATGTAATTACTGCTCCTTCTATCGGCTATAGTGGTACGCCGTATAGATGGGTTAAACACCCTAAAAATACACTACTTGCATATCCCCCTGCCTGGTTAATTTCTTTACTTAAAACTAGAGGGGCTGCTAAGGAACTTGTATCTGGAAATCCTCATGGATGGATAGCTGATACTCTTAAAGGACTTGAAAGAGGGGCACCGAGACATAAAAGTTTAATTAAAGTAGCAGGAAGGCTGTGGCATGATGGGTACTCCCCTTCTGATATTACAGAGATTTTAAAGCTTCATGTTCTTAGCTGTGGACTTACCTTAGATAATTTTCAGAAGAGTATCATTGAACAGATTCAAAAGTATGAGCGTAATATTGAAGATGATAAAGAAGATAGAGTTTTAAACCTCAAAGATTTAATGAAAGATGATATTGAGGACGTTGTATGGTTAATCAATAAAGTCCTTCCAATAGAAGGAACATTGATTCTAGGTGGAAAGCAGGGAATAGGAAAGAGTTTTTTAGCTTTGGATCTATGCCTTGAAATGTCCATAGGTGGAAAATGGCTAAATAAATTTGCTGTTACACAAGCTCCGACACTCTACATAGATGAAGAGAATGGAGCTTCATTATTAAAACAGCGATTAAAGGCTATGATGAAGGCTAAGGGAATGTCTCATGTTCCTGAGAACCTACATCTTTGTATTGAACACAACTATAAACTTGACTTAGAAAAATCAGTTGCCAGACTTAAACGAAAAATAGAGAAAGTAAATCCTAAATTAGTAGTGCTTGACTCATTAAGACGTTTTCACAATAAAAATGAGAATGATTCAGGAGAAGTGTCTGCATTATTCGAAACAATTAAAAAAATGGCTAGGCTTTATGGCTGTGCATTTGTAGTGTTAGATCATGAAAGAAAATCTAATCCTGCAATAATTGGGAAGAATGATGCTTCTAGTGATGACTTAAGAGGATCTAATGACAAAGGAGCAGCTGCAGATGCTGTAATCTCTTTAAAAGAAGATAAAGGACAGTTAAACCTTTGGCATACTAAAGCTAGACATTCAAGACCATTTCTTCCTATCCTTGTGAAGATTGAAGATAATGAAGAGAACAAAACTATTGAGGTAAAAGGATACTAATATGCCATTCATTAAACAAGAGATAAGAAAATCACTAGAGCAAGGAGAAGTCTGCAAGCAATTCGGAGATTTGTGTTACCTTGCATATAAAAGCATGATAGGACTGTGGAAAACTCAGCCTAGATGGACTACATATCACATTATACTAAAGACTGTTCAAAACGATCCTATAAGTATATATGGAGAAGATCTTCAAAAAACAGTTAGGTTTGATAGTGAGGATTTAGTTACTGCTGTGCTAGCAGCTGAAAAAGTATTTTTCATGAAATATGTATGGCCCTATGAACTAGAAAAAGAAGCTGAAAATGGAGAGATACTATGAAAATTAAATGCTATTTAGCTCAAAAAATGAGTAGCCGTTACTGTGATGAAATGGTTAAGGAAGCCAGGAAAATACGAAAAATATTTAAAAAAGAAGGTGTTGAGATTATCAGCCCAGTTTTGGATGAAGGAATACCTAATAAACATGTAAAATTAGATTATGTAACTAAAGCTAAACTTCTTAAAGAATGGCAGCTAGATAAACATGCTAGAATCAGAAATAAGGCACATGTTGTCTATAATGCTAATGGTCATATGGCAAGCAATGGAGTGACTATAGAACGAGGCTGGGCTAGATGGTATCTATGGCGACCTGTCGTTACATACATTCCTGAGAATAAGTATTTTTACTCTATAACTGATATTGAAGAAGATAGTGTCCAGCACAATCACAGAACAGCAGCAAGGTTTATCAGAATGAAATGGGGGACTAGAAGTAAGTGGATATCCTTCAAACTTCCTCATTTATTTTTTGGAATCCCGAAGTTTATATACAGACAAGTTAAATCACTTTGGCTATAAAGGAGAAAGTAAATGGCAAATGTAATAGGAATTTCAGGTAAACGAGGAACAGGAAAGTCTTTATTGTGCAATCCTTATTTGAAAGCAAGAGGATTTCAAATATTTTCATTCGCTGATCCTCTTAAAGAAGATGTGAGAAAGTATTACGGGCTATCTAAAGAGCATACAGATGGGAAACTAAAAGAGGTAGCTTGTGATAAACTTGGAGGAAAGACACCTAGAGAAGCTATGATTGCAGAGGGACAGCTTAGACGTACTTTTTCTGAAAATGGGATGTATTGGGTACATAAGACATTTCAAAAAATTAAACAGTTACCCAAAGATTCTTTAGTAGTTATTCCAGATGTTAGGTTTAAAAATGAGGCTGCTTATATTTCATATATGGGAGGGCACATATTTAGACTAGAAAGGCATCAGCATTTGAATATCTACAAAGAAGTACTGAATGATTCTTCTGAAACAGACTTAGATAATTATTCTTTTGCTCTTACTTTACCAGCAGAGAAAAATGAAACTCCTCAAGATCTAGAGAAATTTGCTGATAGCATCATAAATTACATAAAAGGATCAAATAAATGATTAAACTTTGGAAAACATTAAAAGTTATTGGATTTGGAATAGGAGTATATTTACTATTTGTTGTATGCTCTCCTTTTGTCCAGTTCCTAGGGATGCTTAGATATATTAAGGAAAATGTTAAGTACATTTGGAAGGTAAAGTAATGTTTGAATGGGGAATACAAAAATATGGAGCTAAGTTGACAGTAGATCCTGTCTGCTGGCCTCAAGGCTTCTCTCCAGTATTTATTGACGTAGAGACTAATGGAGACGAAGAAAATCCTCAGTTTGTTGGTCTTGGGATGTGTTTTAACGATAAAGAGGTCTACTACTTTACTAAGATAACTCCTGAATTGTCAATGTTTTTGTCAAGATCTAAGATAGTTGGGCATAACATAAAAGGAGATGCTAAATGGCTTAAAGGATGGGGAGTAGATATCATAGCTCCAAGAATTCAAGATGATACAATTCTAATGAGCTATGTAATTAATACTACAAAACCTTCACATTCTTTAAAGGATTTAGGTAAAGAACTTGGATATGTATGGCCAGCCTATAAAGAACTTGTAGGAAAAGGAAAGGATAAGACTACACTAGACAAGCAGCCTGTTGAACTAACATCAAACTATTGTGCAATGGATGTATTTGTAACATATAAACTTTATCAGTATTTTGTACATAAAATGGACATTGCTCAGCGCACAAATTATGTTCAGATAGAGCTGCCTTTAATGAAAGTTTTGTATCAATCGGAACTACAGGGAGTAAGAATAGATACTGCATTACTTTCTAAGCTGTCTGATGAATTTACGAAAAAACATCTTGTCAATGAAACAAAAATTAAAGATTTAGTAAAACAGAAAGGATTCTCTTCTAAAAATAAAGCTGGTAAAGAGCTAAAGTTTAATCCTAATTCTTCCACACAAAAAGGAAAGTTTCTTAATTTTCTTGAATATGATTTGCCTTTCACTAAAACTGGAAAATACTCTACAGCTAAAGGAGTTCTACAGAAACTAGCAGGAGATCCTATAATTGACCTGTTTCTAGAATTTAATAAAATCAAGAAATTGCTAGAGTTTTTAGCAGCACTTGTAGAAATTGAAAAGAATGGAAAAGTATATCCGACATATAATCAGATTAGGCAGAGCGATTCTGGCGATGAAGTAGGGATGAGTACAAGTCGTCTTTCTTGCAGTAAGCCTAACATTCAACAGATCCCTACTAAAAGTGAGGAAGGAAACTTACTTAGAGGCTTGTTTATTCCTAGTGATGGAAAAGTATTTGTGGATGCTGATTTTAGCCAGATAGAACCTCGCCTTACAGCCCATTTCTCCCAAGATCCTTTTCTGATGTCAATTTTTAGAGAAGGCAAGGATTTATATGATTCTCTTAGTGAAGGGATTATCCCACCTAAAGGAGTTGAAGGAAAGGTTAGAGATGTTGCTAAGCAGTTCTGGCTAGCTAAGAGCTATGGAGCTATGGAAAAGAAGCTAGCAGCTTTATGGAAATGTTCTATAGAAGAGGCTCAGGATATTTCCAAAGGAATTGAAGATAAAATTCCTAACTATATAGCTTGGGTAAACAGAGTTAGATATGAAGCTGGTAGAAAACTTGGGATCTATACATTGAATAAGCGTTGGATACCTATACCTGAAATTAATTGTGCTGATGTTTTCGAGCATTACTACTGGGAAAGATTTGCTGTTAATTCCACGATTCAAGGCTCTGCAGCTGAAATTTGGAAGAAAGCAGTATTGGCACTAAAGCAAAAAGGGTACTTAATGATCCTTGGTGTACACGATGAAATTCTTGTTGAAGTAGATAAGAATGACTCAGCATATAAGGCACAAGAGATTAAGCAGATCATGGAAAGCTGTGTGGATTTATCGGTACCTTTGATTGCAGATGTTGGGATTGGCAGTAGTTGGAAAGAGGCAAAGAAATAACATTCTTGTCTGGAGAAACTTACATGGACTGTCTAGCTTGGATTGGTAGTTTTTTATTTATTTTGTGTTATTTTCCTCAGATATTCAAAGCATATAGTACTAACTCTGTAGGAGATGTTAGCTTAGGAATGTGGATTATTCAATGGGTAGCATATACTTCATGCTTAGGATATGCTGTTTATTATAGACTACCACCTTTGATATTTGGATATTCTATGGGATGGCTGATGACAGCATGGTTTTTAGAACTTTATCGACAAAGGAGATAATTATGAGTACACTTCCTGAATTTAAGTCATGGAGTAAAATATCAAGACTATCTAGAGATTGCATTGTCACAGAGAAAATTGATGGGACAAACGCTCAGATTCATATTACTGCAGATGGAGAAATGTTTGTTGGAAGCAGAACTAGATGGATCACTCCAGAAAAAGATAACTTCGGATTTGCTCTTTGGTGTAAGCAACATAAAGATGAGCTTATGAAGATGGGGCCAGGAACTCATTATGGTGAATGGTGGGGTTTAGGGATTCAAAGAGGGTATGATATTTTCGAGAGACGTTTCACATTATTCGGACGTATTATTGCTACAGAAGTACCTTCTTGTGTTTCGGCTGTACCTGTGTTATACGAAGGTATTTTTGATACTAATGCGATTGAAAGAGTAATTGATAAGCTAAGACTAGGGGGAAGTGTGGCTGCATTGGGATACATGAAGCCTGAGGGCATTGTAATTTATCACAAAGCAAGTGGACAGATGTTTAAAAAGACTTTAGAAAATGATGAAGCACCTAAAGGAGCTATATGCCAAGAAAATCAAGGCTAAGAATCAAAGGAAATGATAGAGGACTAATGATGCTTTGTAAAGATGTTAGGCGTAGATGGTTGCAATATGGAGAAGGAAGAAAAAATGTGAAAAATCCAGAGGTGTGCTTTAAATGCGGAGATCCAGCTACAGAGATTGACCATATTGAGCCAGTAGGATCTAGGCCAAGAGTATTTCATGATTTAGGAGAATATGTAGAGAAAATGTTTTATCGGCCTTGTCAAGCACTATGCAAAAAATGCCATTTAGACAAAACAAGACTAGAAAGAGAAAAAAGAAAAAAGGAGTCTCAAAATGATAAAATCTAAGGCTTTAGTACTTGATATTGAGACATCTCCAATGCTAGTCTATATTTGGGAATTAGGCGAGCAGCGAGTTAGATTAGATCAAGTATGTAAAGATTGGTATATCATGGCCTGGTCAGCAAAATGGCTAGGTGAATCAAAAAAATGTATACAATATTATGACACAAGAAATCATAAAAGTGACAAAGAAATCTTAAAGCCATTGTGGAAGTTATTAAATGAAGCTGATATTGTCATCACTCAAAATGGAGAGAGATTTGATTCCAGGAAAATTAATGCCAGATTTATGCTGAATGGTATGACTCCTCCAAAGCCATATACGCACATCGACACCTATAGAATAGTTAGAAGAGTTGCTGCACATACGTCTAATAAATTACAATATTTAACAGATAAACTGTGTAATAAACATCGAAAAACAGAGCACTCTAAATATAGAGGTTTACAGCTTTGGATAGAGTGCTTAAAGGGAAATGCAGATGCTTGGAAAGAGATGAGATACTACAATATACAAGATGTTCTTTCTACTGAGGAGTTATATAATAAGATCAAAGCATGGGCACCTGAGTCAATGCCTAAAATGTATCCTATGTCTAAAGATGTTGATACTTGTAATACTTGTGGGTATAAAGGAAACATGATTTCTGGAAGAGACAGGATTAAAAATACAGGAGTATATGTACAGAATAGATGTCCGAAATGTGGCACTTGGCAAGTTTTAAAGAAGAAAAAGGAGAAACAATGAAAAAGAAACAAGAAGAAACGTACCAGCTGACATTTAAAGGGCTGGTTAATTTACATACGGGCATGAGTGAAGCAACTACTACTCGGTTTCTAGATGCACTTGAACTGTATCTTCGGCGTTTAGATCATAATGCTGTCATTCTTACTAAAGCAGGTGAATTTGAAACTCATAATGTCTACTTAGGCAAGGAGAAATAAAATGCACACATACGGACATTGGCCAGCTAAGTACTTTAATCAAATTGAAGCTGCTGCTTCTGAAATAGGCTGGTTTCTATCTAGATGGGGTAGAGTTCCAGTACTACAAACCAAAGAGAAATTTGGCACTGTTAGAGTTTATTGTTCTTTTGGCTGGGATTCACTACACTGTATAATATGGCCTAGACACTGTTGGATTCATTCCTGGTGGCCATATAAGCTAGACTTAAAGATATCTTGGTACTTAATGCCTATTCTTAATAAGTTAGTTGTTAAATATCATATTTGGCTGTATAGAAAATCTTATGCAAGAGCTGTAGAAAAGTATCCTCATCTTAAAGATGAAATTCTAAGTGGTGCAGATTTTGGAGAAGTACTTGAGGGAGTTGCAGGGTATAAACAATCAGATTATTGGTTTAATGGAGTTAAATAATGAATTATAAACAATCAGACTATTGGAGGACGTGAAATGAACGAGAAAGAGGCGAGAGAGATAAAAGGCCAGTGTGGTTGTATTGATAAATGTCCTCGTCAGTTTTGTCGGGAAGCCAAGGGGTATTTGGAGGCCATAGATAAGACGCAGGCGTTGGAAGAGTGCATCGACGGCCTGCTATGCGGAACCTGTGACGCAGAAACAGCCGAGGAAGTTTTGAGAAAATGGAGGAGGGAGAAATGAAAAACAACATTGAGCCGACGGAAAAAGACTATAGAAAAGCTCAAGAAATTATTTCCAGTTGTCAAGGAATGGAAATTCAGCCGCCAATTAAAGGTTGTAAAACCTTATCCTGGGAGTTGGCAAAATCCCTCGCCGAGCAGAGGGGATTATCCGAGAAGGAAAATCAATATTGGCAAGCGAAACTAACAACCACCAGCATCGCTTTGGGGATTGAGAAGTCGATGCGAATAACATACGAAAAAGATTTTCATACTCTGAAAGACAAGATTCAAGGGCTTGTGAAGGCGGGGGATTCATTAGCTAGGGCATACAACAGACATGAATCTTGGCTTAACGTTGATGCGTCCCTGTCCTCCGCCTGGGATAAGGCTAAGGGGGAGAAATGATTATTTGCCTTGAATGTGGGAAAGACTTAAGCGACGGGCATACCCATATTAGCAAGGCTGTTGGGAAAGACATTAAATCTGGCAGAACAATTAATTTGTGGGGTTGCGGTTGTGAAGCGATGGACATGGCATGTCGATACCATGTGCCGAATTGGAGTTACCTCTACTGCAAAGCACATGGACTGGAGGGGATGAAATGACAAACGAGAGAGAACTTAAATGGCCAGAAGTAGAAGAAGCCTGTAAACGGATTAGGAATGAAATTAAAATACACGAGGCTTTACCTGAAACATCATCTACAAAGTTTTATGAATTTCTTGAAGATCTAAAACTTGTTCTATTTGGGTATTGGGTAACAATGAAAGAACTCGCTAATAGAGACAAATTTCTAAAGATAGCTGAAGAGAAACTCTATGAGGCAAGCATGAAGCTTATAAAGAGAGACGAGATGCTTAAGGTGATGGAAGATGCGTTGAGGCATTATACAGAAACTTTTACTGCACCATCTTCATACTCTGGGATCTGCGAAGAAAGCAAATGGGTAGTTAAAGGATTATCCAAAAGGGAATGGTATGCTGGTATGGTAGTACCAAGTATGGTTGGGTGGTATGTAAACGACGAAAACAGATTAAAACTGATAGCTCAGGAAGCTGTTGAAATGGCCGATGCCCTTATTTCCGAATTGGAGAAGACAAAATGACCATATCGGTGACGCCACCCAAATGGTCAGAAGATTTCGTCCCAACTACCACGAGTAGTTAGGGTAACGGCAAGTTGCGGGACTATGAAAATAAGGCTATTGAGCATGTTCTTAAAACCGGAAACTATATTGTTTTTCCATCAACTAATACAGCTGATTTTTTTAGCAGACGATATAAAGGGGCATGGGGCGGTAAAATGAATGTTCCACCAAAATAATAAAAGCAGATGAGGGAGGGGGAGTGAAAAACCTTTTAATGGTCATTAGTTTCTTATTAATAATTGTAGGCTGTTGTGCTAAAGAAGAGTATGTTAATACAGCTAAATCTGGTCTTGAAAAGACTGTTTATATTGAGTATAAACTTATGGAAGGAAGTGATGTAATTGGGGGCTGGCTTGGATCTGGAGTAGTTGTCAGTAACAAGGGACATATCTTAACCTGTGCTCACGTTCTTCCAGATGAACAGACTCTTCTTGACATAGAGTTTCTTAACTCTGTTGGTTTTGATCTATCCCTTAATCTTAAGATTGAGATGTATAATAGTATAGTAGTAGCTACAGCAACTACTATATATATTGACAGAAAAAAGGACTTGGGACTTATTCAAATAGACTACAAACAAAAGCAATATGCAAAATTAGCAAAACTAACATCTATTAGTGTTGGACAAGAGGTAATTGCTATAGGAGCACCTTTAGGAGAAAAAGGGTCTGTATCAGTTGGTGTTCTTAGCTCTTTGTCTAGACAGGTATTTGGATACTATGCTTTTCAGATCGACGCAGCTATCAATCCTGGAAATAGTGGTGGCCCACTCTTTAATAAAGAGGGTAAATTAATAGGGATTAATGCAGCTGCATATCCAGCCTTTGCAGCAGATAATATGGGATATGCTATTAGTTTATCCGAATTATATAAATTCTTTTCAGTTTTTTCAGGACTAGGAGATATAAAATGACATTAGCTTTCCATGGCAATGCAGATATATTCATGAGGTTCTTTGAAGAAGTAGAAAAGAGAGGACTTAAGACAGAAGAGGAAAAAGTTAAGCTATTAGTTGAAATGGCTCAAAGCGGAGAAAAAATCAGTGTGTGGAAAACTAAGAGGACTCCAGAACAAATAGTTAAAAGCTATGCTGAGCATGGGAATGTGTTATACTTGCATCCAAATGGTGATAAAGGAGAAGATCATGAGCGAGACATCTCTGGAGAATAAGCTAAAAGTTGAAATAGTTCAGTGTAGAATCTTTTCGGATAGAGTACATGTTAATACATGTTGTCAGAATAACCACGGCAGATGTTGGAGAAAAGCATCTTATAAAAAGGTTGTTAAGTTAAAATTAAACGAGCTAAAGAAAAGAGGATTAGTTGAAATGATAGTTAATGAACCTGTTTTAAAGGAAAGCAAATGATAACTAACAATCAGAAAATGGTGTTATATAACTCATATCAAGGAAACTCGAAGAAAGTGCTTTGTGTATGCTCTTGTGGTGTACTTCGTTCTCCTACAGCTGCAGAGGTGTTGTCTAGAGATCCTTATAACTTCAACACTAGATCCTGTGGAACTGACACATCTTTTGCTCTAATACCTATATCTGAGGCTCTAACCAGCTGGGCAAATGAAATTGTCTGTATGACTAAAAGTCAAGTAAAAGAATTGGGAATTATCAATAAGCCTGTAATTTGCTTGGATATAGAGGATTCCTACAGCTTTCGAGATCCAAAACTAATTAAACTGATTAAGGAGAGATACAATGAATCTGTCAAAGAATTTTAGGCTAGAGGAGTTTATTAAAAGTGATACAGCAGCAAGAAATAACATAGACAATACTCCAAGAATAGAGCAGATAGAAAATTTAAAGCATCTTGTAGTAAATATTCTTCAGCCTCTAAGGGACTTAGTTGGGCCGATTAAAATAAACAGTGGATATAGAGGATCTGCTTTGAATAAATTTGTAGGAGGAAGCGTTGGCTCTCAGCACTGTAAAGGAGAGGCTGCAGATATTGAATCTGCCAGCATGTCTACATTGGAGCTAGCTAGGACTATCAGACATAATTTTACATTCGATCAGTTAATATTAGAGTTTTATAACCCAGACGAAGGCCTTCATTCGGGATGGGTTCATGTATCATATAGGAAAGACGGAAAAAATAGACAAGAGGTTTTAACTATATATAAAGATCACGAAGGAAAAACTAGAAGTAAGGAGGGAATGTTATGATGGATGCTCTTTGTGCTTTGTGGTGTGTTTTAATTTGTGTGGTAGTTCTTTACTGCATGTTCGGTAGCCTTAAAGGAGAATGATATGCACAGCTATGGAAATTGGAGCGATTCTTTATTTAATCAAGTATCAGATGCTTCTTACTATATAGGCGACTACATCGCTAAATGGGGAAGAATTCATGTCTCTCAGTGTAAGGAAAAGTATGGGACAGTCAGAGTATACTGTAATATTGGATATAGCACTTTGTATGAATTCTTATTTCCTAAGCATAACTTTATCAGAGCACCAAAATGGTTGTGGAAAATAGACTTATTTACGAGCTATCATATTTATAGCGTGCTAATTAATAAGCTAGTAATACCGTACCAAAAATGGATATACAAAAAGGCATATAAAAAAGCACTTTACATATGGCCCCATCTCAAAGAAGAAATTCTGTGTTGTGCAGATTTTGGGGAATTACTGGAGGATTTATGTTAGAACAGTTTGCCACTAATAATGAAGCAGTAATTATTTTATTTGGCTTTTTGTTAGAAATCGTTCTCAGTACTGCTATGCTCGCTATTCTTGTTTTAGAGTATTTCTATGACAAAGAAATTGAGGAGTCTAAATCTAAGCATCGTAAACGAAGTAAGCGAGTAAAGATACTAATTGATTCTGATGGAAATGCTACAATAGCAGAAGCTCCTAAAGGATTAGATATCTCAGTAGATCATCAAGGAGAGAAATAGTGAAGAATAAAAAACAAGATAAACTTAGCCTTGTAGACATATTATTAGTAGTAGTTTTTTGGTCTATAATCATTATTGCTATGGAGAAGCTAAAATGGGAAGCTGCTAAGGTTTTGTCTTTAGAATGGGCATACATGATAATTGGCTCTGTAGCTATTATCATTGGAGAATACTTTAAGTACTCTGCAGTTAGACATGTACGAAAAATATTAGGACTGAAATAGGAGGAAGTATGGAAGAGAAGGAATTTAGTAATCAGACTCATTGTACTGTGTGTAGACGTTATATTGATGAGGAAAATGTTAAACTAAAGAAGCTAATTATTGGCCCTGAAAACTCAGATAAATTCGAGAAGATATGCTCCGACTGTTTTAGGAAGGGAGATAGGAGTGTATAGGAAAGGAGATATCCACATAAGAAAGATTAAGAATGTTGGGAAGAGAACACTTAAGAATAAACTATACCTCCATTCAGATAGAGGTTACTGCAATGAATGCTATATGATTGGAGATAAGCAGCACACAAAGAAATTACTTGAAGATCTGCAGGATTTGATGGAGGGATTAAGTGAAGATTGACATAGGTAAATCTGGCAAGGGAATTATCTCGTTATATATTGAAAAGACTGAAGAAAGTAATATAAGCAAGGCACGATCAAAGTATGGCCCTCCTCAACTTAGGTACTGTAAGAAAGGGAAGCTAATAGCTGCTGAATGGCTGATAAAAGGAACATCTGAGCTGTTAGGCAAGATTAGACAACAGTTTTAGCCTATTAAGTATCAAGCATTTTCAAGCCGTATTTCCATTGAATCTCTCCAAATTTGGTTAAGGCTGATTTAGAGGGTATCTGACTACCTAGAGTCTCTTTTCTTGCAATTTACACAGTTACACTGCTTTCTTTTGATTAAGAAAGAATCAGGAGTGGCTTTAGAAGGAACTGTTTCATAAGGGCCATAATAAAGAGCTGTTTTACACTCCTCACACCTCCCCCAATAAGGTGCATTAGGCGATTTAGCTCCCACCTTCTTTTTACACACAGGACACTTTACAGGCTGTTTATTAGCAGAATCTGTCCAGTTAATGTCGAACATAGTTAGCTCCTTATTTAGTTATCGAGACAACTAGCCAAGTTACAAATCCTGACAATGCCGTTACCCCCAGCCCTATCTTAACTTTCATTCCTGAAAGAGATTCTAATATACGATCTAACTTCTGATCGTGACTGTCTAGCTTCTTTTCTGTATTTGTTTTAAAGTCCAGAACAAGATTCTTATACTCATTCCAATCATTGTGTCTTGGTGACATAGTAATCTCCTTATTTAAATAAATATCCTCTAATATCTTTTGTTGCCTGAAAAGGCTTACGAATTATGTTAGGTACTCCTTGTCCTGCTTTCTTTAATGCCTTTTCTCTTGTCATTCCAGCAGCAAATTCTTCTGCTAATGGAACTCTTTCAGGTATTTTTTTACCTAGAGATTGTGATATCATTTCTTTAATTTTAGAAGCCTTAGCAACTGCATCTTGTCCTAAAGATCTTCCAGCTTGTGATACTTCTCCAGGTTTAGGGATATACTTATCTAAGATAAGTCCAAGACGGTCTTTCTGCCTAAGTAGCCACTTAGAAGATAAGTCAGCTCCTTTTTCTTTTGCTCTGTCTAGTGTTCTGGCTATCCTGTCTATCTCTACTCTCGCTTTATCTGCTGTTCTTCCCACTTTAGGCAATGTCTCTTTTAAAATACTTGATGGCCTAGCTCCAGCAGCTCTTTCCACTGCTTCAATTTCTGCTCCGACAACTTTAGGAGATCTGGCTGCAAAAAGCTTAGATGCTCTTTTGACTATAGGAGTAGCTGATTTTCCTAAAGCCTTTGCAGCTTTCATTCCTGGCAAAGCACCTAAAGCAATGTCAGGAGACATCTGAAAAGCAGTTCCTACTGCTGCTCCTAATATTGGATGGCCTGTAGCTCCAATATCTTCAGCTAATGCCTGTCCTGCTTGATCCATTTCATACTGAGGAGTTGGAGCAGGCCCTGTTAACCTTGTGCTGCCTATGCCCATCGGCTGTGCTACACCGCCAGGAACACCTACTGGTGACTGAGGAAGATTTGGCATTGTCCCAGTTTCTTGTAAAGTAGCAGGTACTTGCTTGCTTTCATAGTCCCTCATTACATCATCAACAACAGAATCATATTGAGATGGATCAGTACCTTCTGGCACATTAATACTAAGAATCTTTCCGTCTTTTGCTGTAATTTTTAAATTTGCCATATATTACTCCACTGAATAAGAATACCCTTTAGGGGATGTTCTTTGATTAGGATTTGCTTGACTGTTAATACCTGAAATTCCTGTAATTTCATTGACAAGCTGTCTGGCTCTTTCTTCACTAATAGGAGGTTCTGTAGCAACATAGTTAGATGCTTTAAGAGCATCATATTTAGAAGCAAGAGAAAGAGAAGCAAGATTTCTTGAGGCATCTACTTTAGAAAGAAAAGCAGCAGGATTTTCATTGATGCTAGGCATCTGTCTCATTAGTCGTTTAGCCTCAGGTTCACTCATCTGTGCCCCTGTAATAGCTTTAATCATCGCATTTTGATAGGATTGGAGATAACCTAAAAATTCTGCTCTCCTAGCTCCAAGTGTACCTATTGCAGCAGCCATTGTAGTGGCTCTGCCAACAGCAGGGCCTGATAAATCAGGAGTATATTTTTCTTTGATGATATCTAAATTCCCTACAGCTTGTTTCAAATCGCTTAGAGAATCCATAATTCCAGCAGGAGCATTTTGAAGTTTAGGAAATACTACTCCTCCATATGTCTCTCCACCAGAAAATGTCTGTCCAGTTTTAGACTCTACAAACACTGGCTGTTGTCCTTCTCCAGTACCAACATACTGATAGTTGAGAGCATATCCACGTTCTGGTAATTTACTTAATTCACTAGTGTCTTTAATAGGCTGATTGGTGTAGGGATTAACGAATTGTCCTGTAGCAATATCATACGAAGCAGCGACTGTTTTAGGTTTACCACTTTCGTCTGTTATTTGAATTTGGGATTGCTGAAAACCTCTAGATCCAAATTCTCCTTCAACTGCCCCTGGAGTCTTTAGTGCTGATTTAATGACAGCATCACCATATCCTGCTCTGATAGCATTTCCAGCGAATTGACCTTGTTGGTCTGCTTGTTGGATCTGCTGTTGGCCTTGAGGTGTTTGTAACATTGTAGGCTCTGCTTGTTTTACTGGTTGAGCTGATTTATTGAATTGAGTAATAGGATTTTGAAGCAAAGGAGTTTTTGCCAGTTTTTTCATCTTATTCAGTTTAGGCTGTCCTTCTACTGTTTTAGCAAGTAACTCCTGTGCTGAAAGTTTTCGCTCTAATTCTGCTATTTTACGCTTTCTATCCTCAGCTGTAGCTTTGCGCTCAGCAATAGAATTCGCTATGTTAGTGCCTGTCTCATATCCAGCAAGACCTGATTGGATAGCCTCAGCAGGAGAAAACCCTTTCTTGGCTCTGAGCATTTGCTCAAATGTAATGTTTGGTAATCTTATATCTGCCATATATTTCTCCTTAGTACACTAACTTCTGATTAGGGAATAACCTAGAAGATGGAGCAGACGGTGCTTTAGAAGATCCTCCCATACCACCTGCTATAAGACTTCCACCTAATCCTGTCAGAGAATTGTAGATAGCCTGTCTGCGATCATTTTCAGCTGTCGCATTCGCCATATCTTCATTTGCCTTTAAACCGTAGATACCAAGCATAGCATTTAGTTGGCTTTGCTCAATACCTAATAAATCTGCTGCTCTATTTATTATATCACCTCTCCCAGATTCTACAAGATATTGCATAGTATCTTTATCAAGTCCTAGTTTAGTGAGCTGCGCTCCTAACTCAGTAGAATAGACATTACTAATAGCCTGTTCTTTTCTAGCTGATTCTTGCTGTAAATTCTGAACTTCTTGCTCTGTTCTGAAATCACTTACATTCTGATAGGCTTCTTTAGTAGGTTGAGCAAGAGCTGTTCTTCCACCGCCTGACCTAAGACTTCCAGTAGCTGCAAGGCTCTCTTTGATTGCTTGCTGTTGGCCAGGAACTGAACGGAATTGCTGTTTTTGAAGCAAGTCTCCAGCTTTCTGAGAAGCTAGTCTGTCCTCAAGCCCTAAACCAGCAACATCTTTCTTATATTGTTCACTGGCTCCTCTAGTAGATGTGAGATAATCTTCTCCAAGTTTGGCTGAGTCTGCTTTGTATTTGTCATATAAAGGAGCAAGCTCAACGTCTCGCTGTCCTACTATATCTCTCTGTTTTCCTGTACTTTGATTTACAAGTCCTGTAAGATATCCTGTATCTATGTTGGACTTCTTTTTCTTTCCGAATAGACTCCCTGCCAGCCCTCCTGCAGCAAGTCCTGCTCCTATAACTACTGGTAATGCCATATATTTCTCCTTTACTTATGAAATGGTTGTTCTGAGCCAGTCGAATCCTTATTGTAATGAAAATCAAACTCTAAAAAAGCTGCGTCGCTACTATATGTATCTCCTGAGTGAGCAGGATCTCTAAATAATCTACAGTGAATCATAGTGCTTATAGTATGTCCTGTCATATCTATCCCATCAAAACTTGTAATCTGATGTTGCCAAGCTGTTTCTGTTGTTTGTGATGTGCTGGCCAGTGTTGTAGATGCTGGAAATATTCCTGCTACTGCTGATGCTAAGGTATATTCTAATTGCCAGGTTACTCCTCCTGCTCCTGTAGTTGTAGGACTCCAGTGAACATGTGGATATATCATTGAGCCTTCTTTCCAGGCATGTGGCATTTGAACTGAAAAATACACCATCTCTGCTGGCCCTGATCCTGCAAAGGAACTAATATATAAAGTAGCTGATCCAGCAAATAGCTCTAAATCTGGTGCAGAGGAGCCATTTCTTACTGATGTTCCAGGCACTCTTAAATCGTCCCAAGATTCTCCTGAAACAAAGGCTCTTTCCCATCCAGTAGGATACTTTACATATAGGTACTGGCAGCCATTTAGAGTAACAGGAACCATATCTCCAATATTTCCATCTGCTGACTTAGGTTCTACTGTTCTGTGTATATGCTGATGAGCATATTGGTAGAGATCTGAGAAATTCCTTTGAACAACCGAAGAATTAAGATCATCTGATATTGGAAACTGTTGTTTCTCTGCCATAATTTATCCTGTGATGATAGGTGGCTGCTTGCGTACCATAGCATCCATCTCCCATCCAACAATCTCTACTTCTTTAGAATCTGTATTTGTAATTTTCAATAAAATAGAATATCCTGATGGAACTGCTGAACTAAAATCAGGCTTTAAGAACTTAATTGTTTTAAGATTGTTCTCTGCCACAGTCCACGAAGCATTTCCACTCGTGTCATATAGAGAATAGAAGTTAGTGCCTTCATCTGGTGAATATTCTACTGTGTAAGTAGCTCCTGTATTAGCAACTGTTATCATAATATTTCTTAATATTTTTATTCTGCTGTCATTTAAAACATATTGAGTAGAAAAGTCATAGGCTTTAGTACGAAGATCAAATGAGATATCTTCTCCTCTATCCTGCAGACCTTCTAGCATCTTAAATACTTTAAAGGTAACAGCATCACAAGCATAAGGCTCATTAAAGAAATATGACATTGTAGATATGTTCATATCTCTGTATATTCTGATCTTATTTTCATCATCTATTACAATGAGTAAGTTATTATAACTATTTCCATATTCGGAAACAGCTAATATATATTCTTGATTCCAGAATATAGATGCACACCTTACTCCTGTTCCTGGCGTTGTAATGAACCAAGAGATTGATACGCTATCTATTGTAGATACTCCATCTGGTTCTGTATCTATTTCTGCTTTCCACTGTACCCACTGTAAAACTGGTAAGGAAGTAGTAGGAAATTCCCCACTTGTTACTTCATACCAGATAGCTGCTGAGAGTCCATCTTCTGTAGCAGCACTTCTCATATAGAAAGTGATAGCATCTGTTATGCCTTCATCAAAGTCTGCTTGAAACAATCCCCATCCAGAAGGTGTTGATCCCGTATCTAAAGGTCTTGAGATAAATGTAGAGCTTAATGTCCAAGATAAAGCTATTGCTGATACTGAAGCTGTAGAATCTTCATATGCTGTAACTTCAATCTTTACTTGAAACCATTGCTTGACAACAACAGCTCCAAATGCTACCCATGACTCTTCTGTTAATCCATCCTCTGTATCTGCTGTTCTAACTGTAGTTGTAACAGTAGTTCCTGCTGGAGCATTAGAAGTGACTGTGAAATCTTCATATGCTGTAATGTCTCCAGAACAGTCAATAGGCTCACTTATCCATGTTGCCGTGTCTAAAAATGATATTACAGGCTGACTAAATTGAGGAGTAACTCTGTCATCATCTGTAGTCAGGTATAGTTTCAGTCTCCAGTATCTTTTATCTTGCAGAGTAAGAGTAGTAGACCCAAATCCTCCAGGATTATTTATATTCTGCACTATTTCTGCCCCGCCAAAAAAGGTAGGGCTGCTGCTACCTTCAACTACAGCTAAAATAGCTGTACCAGATGGAAAGTCATTGTAAGGGCTTAAAAACGTAATGGCTTCAGTAATTGCTCTGTCATCTGTCTTAGAATCATAGATTGCTGATTGCCAGGTAGCTCCTGCTCCAACTGCTGTTTGAGTAAATGTAAATCCTTCTGTAGCTGAAGCAGCTGATAGAGAAGTGTAGACAATAGCATCCCATCCAAGACTAGAATACACTTTTTGAACTTTGCCCGTCTTTAGTACTGTTCTGATTAGTATAGCTCCAATAGCAACAACATGTATTCCTATCCACACTTTTATTCCAGCACTTATTGCTATGCCTCCTACATTATGACTAGTAACAGTAATGTCATTAGCTCCTGGAGATCCAAAAGCGACAATATTATCTGAAGCATATAACTCGCTTCCAGGACTCCCAGCTAGATCTGCCCAGACTTTAACTTTATATGTTATTGCTGTAGATCCAGCAGTAGCCCACCCAAATTTAAGCGAAACAGTGTCTAATGTTCCTGCTCTTTCAAATGTATCTGTAGCATAAGCAACTCCTGTGTATACTGTAGAAGCAAAATTCCAATATTGATTCGTTTCACTAAATCCAGTGAAATTATCTGCTAATGGAATCGTCAGAGGAAAGGCAGTAGAATCTTCAAATGTTCCACTAAGGACAGTTCCTTCATTAGCTACAGGAATAAACCTTGTGGGAGCAGAGATATAAGTAGTTCCCTCTCTCTCAGTAGCTGTATTTGTATGCGTTGTTACATCTGCTGTAAAATCAGATTTAGAGTCCCAACTTCTCTTAGGATTTGTCTGTTCTTCTATTGTTGCAGCAGGATGTTCATCAGTATCCCAGTAAGGGCCTTTAGTTGTAATAGCACCAGGATCAGCGTCTGTATTAATGCCATCTGTAGGTGTCCCTGATTCAAAATCATCTTGGTCACTGTCTGTAGTTCTGCCATTTTGAGTAAATGCTTGTTGAATATCTGAATTAACTAAATTTTCAATAGAATCACTTAAATATTTAAAGCTATTTCCATCATAAGACCATATACCTTTTTCAGCTAACCAAGTAAGTTTAGGGACTCCATCAATAACTCTAATCTGAATAGATCTTGTATCAACACAGCCAACTGAGCTATTAATTGAAGCATAGCGAAATGTATCTGATGTGCTACCTACTATCTGTCCCATTGATCGTCTGTTGAATACAACAAGTCTGTCTAAGTACACCACTAAAGCAGTAATAGTATCTTCTTGATTGCAGGGAATGTTGTTATTCTCTGGAAATATGTCTGGGGATGTTGCCAAGGAGAAGTACAGTGTAAAGGGATCTCCAGCAACTCCAGCAACAAAAGCATGATCTAAATAGTTTGTAATAAGCGAGAATAGTGGAGGTGCATTATTATCATCTGGTAAAGGTAAGGTTCCTTCACTAGAAGTGTCTGTGTATACCGCTGTTGTATTGTCCGAAATAGTAGTAATTAAAGTGTATTCTGTAAAATCTCCTGTCGCTCTGTATATTTTTCTTGCAGTAACTCCATATCCGCCTATAGGAATATTAGTTAATGATATAGTACTAGGAGAGGCCAGTGTAACTGTATTAGATGCTACACTACCGTTTGATTCTTCATATCCATAATAAAGATATGTTATTTTATAGCGGTATGCTCCTGCAGCTATGTCTGAGCCTGATGCTGCATCAGCTGCTGTAGCAGAAGAGCTAGGAACCTGACATCCCATGTCTTTAATTGTATCGTCTGGAAAAGTATAGGGTACATCTCCATAGCTTGTTATTTTATCATATACCTTTGTAGTAATGCCATTAGCAAAATAAACTCTGTCTTGATATGTCATAAATTCATTATTTCCAACAGTAGACAGCCCTGCTAAAGCTAGATTCTCTACTCCATTTCCTGTTGAGTAGTAAAGATTTCCACTATCGACTGTCAGTAAATGTCTAGCTCCATCAGAGAATATAACTTCAAATTGATCCTTAGCAGCAGTAGATAAGGTAGAGTAAAGAACTGAGCCAGGACGTTTTTTTAATGTCCCTTTCTCAGAAGTAGTGACGTTATAAGTTCCTTCTGAAAACTCATTCTGCTCAATTTCAGTTTTAGAGTACTTTGTGTTTACATCTCCCCATCCTGACTTCGGAGATTTGATTTTAACTATATCCATATTATATTCCACCAAAAGTTTTATTTGAATTTGGAACTATCAAGATAAATTTTTCATCTGTGTCTAATATTGCTGCCCAGGTACTGTCTAAATTAGCTGAAGCCTCTTCCCATCCATCTATTTCATGTAAAGGTGTTTCTATCCAGTCATTGCTTTCATTTAAAGTAACTACTGTCCATGTTTTAGCTAAACTTTCAATAAGGCTCCATCCATTTGCAAGGTTTAAATTAACTTCTGACCATGTATCTGATAAATCAAGAACTACATCAAGCCAGTTATTATCTGCTGTCAAATTAGAGGCTTGCCACTGGTTGTCTGAAGTAAGGGAGGACTCCAGCCATTCTTGTTCTGATAGGAACCGTACATTTATCCAATCGGCAAGCCTCAAAATGTCTGCAAATGATTTTGCAGGCAAGGTATTCCACATCTCATCTATTAAGATTATCGTATCTTTTACAGATTTCCCTGTGTTATTCTCTATTTCTTCTAGAATAGGTAGAGCATCTCCAAAATTCAATTTATTCGGAGCTATTAGTGTTAATGAACTTAATATCTCATCACTAAGGCTAGTAAGAAACACTATACTTTTAGTTTCAGTTGCTGATAAAGAATCTGCTATTGCTTTATTTATAGCAAAGGATATGCTGTCTGAAATAGTAATAGCATCCTCTAAAATAAGAAAGCGTTTTCCTGTTATCTTATCTACTAAATGAATAGTTGTGTTAAACGTCTTTCCCTTAATAAATCCAGGTTCTGCGTCTAGTCCAACTGCTTCAATGAATGCTTCTCGTATAAAGTATTTAGCTGTTTCTTCAGATACATTTAAAGCATCTGCTAAAGCCTGGGCAATAGAGAACTTTTCAATAGTATCAGTAGATGATATAGTGTCATCAAGAGCTTTTTCAATCGCTCCTAATTGATTATACATTGCCTGATTATATTGAAAGGAATTATACATTTTCTTGTTTAGGCTCTTCTATTTTAGGTTTATTAAGTTCTTTAACAATTTCATCATTTGTTGCTTTAAGTATCTGTTGCCAGATCTCTATTTGTGTAGTTGCTTCGCCTTTACGCTGATATAGCTCATTTAACTTGTCCATTTTCAATCTCCCTTTGTTGCCTGTTTTTATACTTTACATGCTTAAACAATTCTTTGACTTTAAGATCTGATTTAACTGGTACTAACTCAATATTTTCTTTTTTAGCTAGTTCATCATAAGCAATAGCAGCTCTTTTAAAACAGTTGTTAATCTTTCCTTCAATTGCTTTATCTATCCAATCTTTAATATCTATAAGGTCATTCTCTAGTATCTTTTGTTCTTCGTCTGTAATTATTCGTGTATATTCAATCATAGTTTATCCTAACGTGCGAATTTAGTTAATAAGAGAACCTGAAAAACGTGTTGTTCTCCTTAGTTGATTAATGATCCGGAAAATTGGTTGTAATTATCACCACCACCAGTGCTTCCAAATAATTCATTAATTTTACTCGTTCCAGCGGTTGACCATGTAACATAGGCTGTATCGTTTGCGTCCATGTCACATAGGTGGGATAAACTTAAAGGAAACTCTGTTGCAGTTGGAACGTCGTAAGAGTAAACCGAGTAACTTCTGTTGGATGTAACAATTACCAAAAAGGCATCTGCGTTTGCAGCAGTTACACCAGCAATTAATATGCTGGCATTGAGCAAATATTTTCCTGTAACAGGTGCTGTGAAAGTAAACGTTGTGGTATTAAAATTTCCACCTAAATCAAAAATCTCCGTATCAAATTCAGCTGTAACGGTAGTTCCATCACCGCTGACATTCTGCGTATTTGCCGGAGCCGTAACCAAAAAACTCGGTTGAGCTGGTTGAGTTATAAAGTTATTTGCATCTACAACTAACCCATTATTTGAGCCATCTCCACGAAAGTTAGTAACACCATCAATTGTTTTAGTTCCTTCTGTCATTACAAAATCTGCATTTGCCCCAGCATCTGGTATTGTGTATATTCTAGCTGCTGCTAGAGAAGCATTAGTAATATTTAAAGTGTAATCTCCTGCATTGTCTGCTGCTGCAAATATAATTCTTCCTCTCAATGCTGTACTTGGATAAACAGCAAAAGTACCAGCCTTGCCACTACTACCAGCTAAAAGAGTCCTTGCATAAACACTTGCCCAAGGTAAGGCTGCTGAGCCTAAATCATCTGTGCTATCAGTATCAGAAATAAGAGAAGTATTTATTGCTACTGATGCTAAATTGCTTAGGTCTGTATTTGCTCCAGATGGAGCGGATACCCAAGATAAGATACCTGAACCATCATTTTGTAGAATAGTACTCGCCCCACCCTGAGCATTAGGAAATATAAGCGTATAAGATGATGATACAGCAGAAGGCCCTTGTAATCCAACATAATTTGTCCCAGCAGATGTCTGCTCAAGAATTAAGCTAGTTTTAAGGAATAAAGTTCTCCATGCCTTAGATAAGCTGCCAAAATCTAAACTTTGTGTGACATTCGGCTCAATAGTGACAGTTACAGGAGAAATATTTGAAAGATTTGTATAAGCTCTAGGATTATTTACTAAGTCTGTTTCAATTGCTATTACTTCATCTTTAAGTCTATTATGATGAAGAGCAATAACATTTACACTAACTATAGAGTTTACAGGATGCTCAGCAGCAGAAGTATTGTCCTGTGCTCTTGTGCATCCTGTAAATGATGTAGCTGAAGTTCCTGTATAAGAGATTATCTCACTATCGTCCCCATTATTTATTGTTATCCATCCAGAAGTAGGAAATCCTGAAGTGTCTGCTACATTGACTGTAGTTGCTATTGCTGACAGAGGATTATCTGTCAAAATAGTGTACAGTCTATTATATGCAATGCCTAAGATTGCATTTGTAGCAGCGGATGTAGGATATTCAGCCATATTAGCTTAAAGTCACTGTCCATGTGATTTCGAGGCTGTCAGCAGCCCCTTTATTTATAACACTGAAAACTTGTCTGGCAAACATTGTTCCAGAAGAAGATGCTGTAAATAGTCCTGCTTCTGTAACTGCGCCAGTATCAACACCAGGGCCAAAGGTAGCTACATTTTGCCACACATTTGTGCTAGATGTAACTGTTCCAGCAACTCTAGTAGCAAGAGGAGTCTCAAGAGCAGTATCTCCTGCAGCAGCAGGAGTAGTGCCTGTCCCTAGACCTATATACTGCATAAAATATCCTGCTTGTGAGGCAGCTGCCAGCCAAGCAGCAAGATAATTCTTTCCTGCTGTCACAACTAGATTTTTTATCTCTCTAGTGTCTTTAATACTACCGCTTTCATCTTTAAGAACTAAATCTATGTGTCCTGTTACTTTAATATTCTCATTCATTTCATATCTCCTAAAATAGTGGATCAAAAGGATTTGGATTGCTATAGAAAGAAATTGGAGAATCTATATCAATTTGATTTCTCATATCCCCTACCTTTTTCTTTATAAATCTCAGTCCTTCACTGATATAATTGCTATACATCTGCTTATTTTCTTCAGCAAGATCGAATTCTTTTTCTTTATTCCAAGCCTTCCACAGCATATAGTGCTCTATTCCTTCATTTAAGGTATCATCGAATGGCAAGGACTCTGTTGTAAGAGTTATTTCTGATGGCTTAGCTTTATAAAACAGCTGCACAGTAGTTTCAGAATCAGCATCTGGAGCAGGGGTAAAATACATGGAAGATCCCCAAATAAAATAACGTCTTGGCCTATCTTGTCTATCAGAAGAGACATCTAAAAAGTTAGGATTCTCTTGAGCTAGCTTTTCAATATTTACAGGATATAACCTTCTCCAATTCTCTTTTCCATCAGCGTCTGGGAGATTGTGAAGCACTAATCTAGCACTTATCCAATCAGAAGGAAGTGGATAATCTGCTCTTCCTTGCTCAAGTGTCATGTAAGCTCTATTCTCTAAAATTCTAACTCTTCCAGCATAGTCCATTAGACCACGATTCAAATATCTCAATAGCTCTGCATCTGACCAGAATAATGCAGCTCCGTACTCTAAAAGTTCTTTTCTAACATCGCTTATTGCTGTACTTGCCAGCATATTATTCTCCTCTTCCTTTTTCTTTGTGGATCATTCTTGCTATATCTACCACATCATCAGACTTAAAATCTTGAACAGGATTTCCTGCTTTATCTGTCTTTATGTCAGCTGCCTGCCTTATCGCTCTATCTATTGATTTTTCTTCTAGAACTCTTTTTCTAGCTATCTTATTAAAATCTGTTGAAAATAAGATCTCTGCTTTTTTACGACTCACCAATTTTTTATTTATAAGCATCTGGACAACTCTTCTCCATCCACCATGAGTAATATGTCCTACACTATCATACTCAGTAAACTCTCTAAGCCAATTTCTGTCTACAGCCAGGATATATTCAGGCATTAAGTTCTTAAAATAATAAAGACCTAGTGGCTTCGATCTATCGTCAGTTCCTAGTATCTTAAGCCTGTTGTTTAATTTTCTTAATTTTCCTATAAATGCTGGCATTATCATACAATCTCTCCCTTAAAGAAATGAGGGTTTTTGCTGATATATATAAAAGCAGGATAACCCACAACCCGAATTCGATTATACCGCTGCTATTCTATAAGCAGGGGCACCAGTTCCGTACTTAAGCCAAATACCATTTACATATTTATCCAAAACAATGCTCTCTGTTGGATCTAATATTAAATGTGTATTAGTTCCGTCGAAGCTAGCAATAAGCTGATTAGCTCCAGATGTTTCGTCATTGAAGATGCTAATTTTATTTGCACCAAACCCGAATGCCTGTCTGACAAAAGAACTTGTCAATGCTGTGCCACTGTTATCTTTGAAGTAGGCATCAGCTCCTTCACCGACAGCTCCAGCAGTAGCAATCTGATTAACTGTTTTTTGGGCAGTAGATCCAGTTCCAGTAACTGCAACAGCAAGAGCAGCAATACCTCCAGCAAGATTCTCACCAGATACTGTAGCAGCTGTAACATCAGATGTTTCAAGAGCTGTAGCATTGCCTGCTGTTCCAAAAGTATCTGAAACAACTGTAACAACTGCAGCATCTGCTGTAGCCGTAACTCCTGAAAGAGCGTCAATCGCAGCAGCTAGATTAGTAGCTGTAGTATCTTCATCTGTTTCAGCTGTGAAGTCTGTAGACTCAACAAGAGTATTTTCACCAACAACAATTTCAAGAGCATCAATACCACCTGACAAGGTTCCTGCGCCGGATAGTGTGATACTAGAAACAGTGTCATCAGAGCTTAATACGATTGCATTGCCGACAACTCCAGCTATTGGCCATGTGATTGTCACTGTGTCTGTGGTAGCACTGGCCGCCTCTTCTCCAACGGCGGTGTCAATTGCTGTTGCTAATCCACTTGCAGCATCATCATTGCTTGTGTTTGCTTGATTAAAATCTACTCCTCCGACAAGCTCATTAGTATCGACGGTAATAGTAACAGCGTCCTGTCCACCAGATAAATTTGCTCTGGACAATGTTATAGATCCAAGAGTGTCATCAGTTGTAAAAGCAATACTATTTCCAGCTACTCCTGTTGTTGGATAGGTTATAATAGCAGCGTCGCCATCTACATCCCCTACACCTTGATCAAATTTTGTATCGAAAGCATCAGCAATAGCAGTGGCAGTTGTATTGTTGTCAGTTTCAGCTGTAAAATCTGTTCCTTGAACAACTGTATGTTCTCCGATTGTTATCGAAACATTGTCTTGCCCACCAGTCAGTAAGGCACCACTAATTGTAAGATTAGTCTCATCAGTAGTTACAAGAGCTACTGCATTTCCTGCTGTTCCTGCTGTAGCAGCTGTAAGAGCTATTGAACCAGCTGTATTTATTCCTATTACTTCTGCTGGCAGAGCAGCAACAATGTTATCGGCTGTTGTATCATTGCTTGTTTCAGCTGTCCAGTCTGTGCTTTCAGTCAGAACAGTTCCTGCAACAGTTAAGGTAGCTGGATCTTGACCACCAGAGAATGTAATGCTAAGAGCAGACCATGTTCCAGTTCCGGTAATTGTCCACGAGTTAGCAGCTGCACCTGGTTCTTCTACTGTAATTGATATGGTTCCAGAAGAGTTCATGGCATCAATACCATCAATTGCATTTAGTAATAATCGCAAAGATTCGGCATCAATAAACTCATTAGCTTCAGGATCTATTGCTACCATTGTAAACGTATAAGGGCCACCATCAGGGCCAGTAACTACTACTGTATCTGTAGGAGCAGGAGTGCCAAACATTATATCTCCAGAAGCTGTGGCAGTAGTCTGCGCTAATGCAGTATAGTCCACAACTTCAACTGTTCCGGTAGCAGAGGCTTCAGACATTTCTGTGTAGTCAATAACAGTAACCGTTCCTGTTGCTGCTATCGCATTAAGTTTTGTGTAGTCGTTAACAACAACTGTTCCAGTGGCAGCAGTTAAATGTGAATTAGCTTGAGAAATGATAGTGACTGTACCTTCAGCTTTGGCCCCATTAAAATCTTCAGAAGCATTACAAGCTGCAGCTATCTGTGTGGCAGTAGATACACCATTTTCAATCTGTACTATAGCATCTGTTCCGTCATAGGTAACAACTTCAGCAGCAGCGGTAGCCCCAGTTGTATAGCTGATCTTTACGCCATTATCTCCTGTTCCTGTGCTGTCTGAACTAAACGTAAGATCTTGTACAACAGTAGAAGGCGCAACAGCAGCTGTACCGCCAGACAATGCCTGATCTGTATTAGCTGCGGAGACTGTGACAACTTGATTTAAGCTAGGGCCACTAGAAGTAACAGCAACTAAGGCATTAGCTGTACCATCACCTTCAATAGCAGTTTTGATTTGGGCTGCTGTGGTGACTCCACTCTCGATACCAACAGTGATATCTGTACCAGTGACATCAACAGTCTCTGATCCAGCTGTCTCTCCATCCCCATAAGTAATAGTAAGGCTATTTCCCGCTGTTCCTCCCGTCTTAGCAGTAAATTTAAGGGGACTGATTGTTTTGCTCGCTGCTGTTAAAGCAGTACCGCCAGAAAGGCTGGCTTGTTTGCAAGTAACTTGAGCTGTAGTGGCTGTGCCTGAAACTGTCACAGTAACTAATGCGCTAGCAGCAACGCTAGCTTCCACAGCAGTTTTAATTTGAGAAGCCTTAGATGTTCCAGAAGCTATTGTGACTAAGATGTGTTTGTCTACAACAGAAACTGTTTCAGAACCAGCAACACCACCATTAAGGTAAGATATTGTAACTCCAAGACCATACTGTTTTTCTGTGTATGTTAAATCCTGTATTTCGATATACGCTTTGTTAGCCATTTTATTTCTCCATTTTTGCAGCCTTAGACTTTGTTAGGGTTTTTAGAGCTTTCTAGCTCAAGGATCATCACCCTTAACCTTAATTCTTAATTCAATTAGACGTTTGAAGCAGTATAGATTTCAATCGCACGATTGGCATCTAACACTTTTGTAACATGTGAGAATTTGTAACCAACTGAAGAGCGTTGATTCAAAGGATCACCAGAACCTTCAGAACCCAACTGCTTAGCAATCATTTCAAGGTTCGCACCAGCAAGTTCCACAAGACCATAAGCACCATCTCCGAACATAAATGCACGATAAGTCGCCACAGCTTCAGCTCCAACTCCATTACCAGCATTGTGTGTTTCCACAAGACGGGCACCGTACATTTTGCCGATTTCTCCTTTATAGAGAGGGCCATTTGTAGTATACTTATTCAGATCAAGCCAAGCACCAGTAGCAGTTTCTCCTTGCAGGTCATGAGACTGAGCAGGATCTATAACAGCAACAAAGTCACCTTTAATGCGCTTAACTTTGTTCTTTTTGAGTGTGTAAACAGCTTTGCGAATTTCCGTAGCCGTCATAACAGCAGCGACATCAGTTTCTTGTGACTGACCATTAGCAAACTGATTTGTCACATTGCTGTGCAGGGTGTTGCGGATAATGGTATCAAGAGACAACGCAGCTTGATAAGCAAGCAATTCGTTGGCACTCTCAATAACCGGATCAATTGTCTCCATCTGCAAGAAGTCAGACATTGTGCAATAGTTTCCGTACTGCACAGGTGTCGCATCGATCTGAGCAGACTGAAGTTCTTGACCATCCGGTGTAACTCCTTCAGACAAGGCATTAGTATCAGCAGTAAACGGCGTATACCGTGTGAAGTAGATCTGATTACCTTTGTTTTTAGGGAGTTTCTTCATCTGACCGAACTGATCCAACATAAGATCAGCTTTTAACCAATCAAGAAGTTGGGTTGAATAATGAATGGCGATAGCATTGGGAAAACCCGATGTGCCAGTCACGTTTGTATTAGCTGTAGTCATAATTATTTCCTATTTTAATGAGTTAGTCCCTATCTGCCACACCATATAATTGAGCAACTACTTCACGAAGTTTTTTAGGATCGTTTCGTAGCTCATCCCAATTAGGTTCTGTAGCACCAGGTGACTTACCACCACCCGCTACCGCCGTATTGGCCTCTTTAGCGAGTCGCTTTTCAGCGTCTTTTTTTCCTTCTTCTCGTGCAATTTTAACAGCTTCTTCTGCACTACGGTCTTTAGCTAACTTGTACAAGAGATCGTAACATTCTCCTACTCCAAGATTCCAATTAACAGGGCAATCATCGCTGTCAACAATTTCTTGCATAACAGACTCAAGTTTTGAGAAATCAGGATAGCTTTCGCTGTCCCTACGGCGTCTTTCAAGCTCTGACATTGTTTCTAGCTTTAAGATCTTACTGTCTCTTTCCTCGATTGCTTTGCTGTATTCGGTCTGAATAGGCTCAACCCACTTTTTAAAGTGAGGTTCTAATGCTTTTGGCCCTTGTGATTGTAAGTCCCGTATAAACTGCTCAGGATCAATCGGCGTTTCGGTGGCATCGGACATCATTTTAAACAAGCTGTCCATTTTTTTCTGAAGTTCTGATTCATGCTGAGTTCTTCGAGTAAACTCCTTACGGATTTCACTATAAGACTTATTCAGTGCGTCATACTTCGACACCATAGCGTCATAATTTTTTTGAGCATCAAACACATCAACAGCAGGATCAGTATTGTCGGTGGTAATGTTTTCTTGATCCTTCGTATCTGTGGTAGCAGCATCAACGACAGGCTTGTCTACGTTGTCCTCTAGGGGTGTGACTTGCGTGTTGTCGTCTATCTTTTTTAGCATTTAATTTCTCCTTGTGCCTTATCCACTTTAAATAGTGGGGGCATCTAAATCAGAGTCCATCTGAGTAATTAGCTTTGAAGCATTATTACCCACTATGACAAATTTTTTCAGCAAGTTAAGAGCTTTCTGTATTCCTCTAGCCTCTAATCTCGCTTCTTTAGCTTCTTCATCAGTTCCTAAAAGCCATTTATTCTTATCATCTAAAATCATATCCTCTAATGCTTTGACATAAAGAAGATAGCCTTCATGTTTCATTAGATCTTTAGCATATAAACCATTAGTAATTGCTTCATTTAATCTTGCTTTTGAATTGCTGTCCATTTTAAATCTCCCTTAATTTAAAATTACATGCTCGGTGCGCCTGGAACAGCAGGAGGAGCACCATCACCATTTCCAGCCTGTCCAGTTATCGCATTTGAAATATTCTGGTCTACTACACCACCCTGAATAGGCTCCTGTGGCTGCATGCCTTGGATATCTACATCTTTAGGCGAAAATCCCATTAATTGCCACACTTTCTTAGCAAGAGTAGATATTGTCTCTCCAGAAAGAACCTTTCCAAATACGCCCATGAAAGAAACTATTTGATTAATCTTCCCTTCTTTATTCACCATATCGCTAATCCCCATCATTCGGAAATTAACTTCTGCTCGAATCATTTCTGGAGTAATTTCTTCATCAAACAAGTGTCCATAAAATCCAGTGACTCTGAATACTTCATCATTATCTAAAAACTGCAGATTTAGTTGATGAAACATTCTAAGAGTACGCTTTACTGCCATTTCTTCTACTAATTTAATAATTGTTCCGAATTTTTCAAGAGCTTGAGTGATTATTAGCTGTGCGCCTTTAGCTGTTCTTCCGAGTCTCCCTGAACTTGGAGTTCCTTGTACTGATTCAGGAGTCGTAGCTTTTTCTATTTCAGATGTGACAGCAGCAGCCTCATTAAAAGCATTAGAAGTGACATCATTAGTTTCTATTTGCTCTAATCCATCCATACTTCCTGTTACAATGATTCCATTAGGAGAACTAATTAAAGTGTCTAAGTCAATGTCTGCTGTATCTAGTACTTTCCACATTCTGTTAATAACAAGATTAATGTTATCGAGTCTCTGCCTTCTCAGTGTCCATAATTCATGAATATTTGCAATAACTGGCTCAATTAAACCAATCCCAAACCATTCCATAGGAACAGGGAAACAAATTGCTCTAATTAATGGCCTTTTCTGATGATCGAATGGATTAGGAATAGCTTTAAGAAGAATCTTTCTGTTAGCTATAACAATATATGCTTCTTCTTTAATTCCATCTCCATCTAGGTCATAGTTTCCCCAAAACTCAAGTATCTCTACCTGGTTAGGATCGGAAATAGGAGGAGTATTAACACCTCTACTGGTATATCTAACATTTCTAGAAGAAAGAAATGAAGTTTTATCTGGTTGAAGATCTGGCGAATTAGTATTTGCATATTTAGGAAATTCTCCTTTACCCATGTCTTTAAGATCATCTATATCCATCCAAGAACGAATAAAAACACCTTGTCCGTCTTTTTCTGTTCTCGCTTCTGGATCAGGAAAAACATCTAAAATATCAAGAACATCGATTTCAGGGCGTGTCTCAATTATTTTATATTCTTTATTCTCCGTCCATTCAAGAACATCTCCTAACTGAAATCCAAGAATTGAATACTGTCTACGAGAAGGTACCTTTTCCCAAACCCATTTACGCTTTGTTTTCCAATATACTTTAAAGTAAGAAGTTCCATAAAGAAGCAGCTGTTTAGTAAAATCAATAAATTTAAGGAAAAAATCTGCTTGTCCTAATTGATAAGTAATGAGAAGCTGAATAACATCTCCAAATGACTGGTCATCAGGATTTGAAGCAAGCACTTCAAAAAACTCTTCTTGTGACGCAAATAAAGTATTTACAATCTTAGGTACAGCAGCCTCTATAATTTGAAAAGCAATAGGAACTGTAATTCTAGATCTAGAAGGAACCTTAGATCTTTCTGCTACATTAAAATATAGCTTATAGATTTCATTCCAAATGTTCTCGAAAGGCTTTCTCCACTGATCCCATTTAGTGAATTTTCCTGTGCATCTATTTACAATAGCTGATTCTTTCTCCATTCTTTTGATAGGATCTTCTTCAGCAATTTGAATAGGAGAGAATTTTGGATTTGCCTGTGTATTTTCTTCTTGTGGTTTATTTTCTTCATTCATTTCGTATGGCATAATTTATCCTTAATATCCTGTTATAGAATCTGATATCGTTGCCCGTCTACTAAATCTTTGTTTCACTACCCTTGAAACTCTGGCAGCATAAAGGCCCTGTAAAGGTCTAGAAAAAGCATATCTCAAAGCATCTAAAGCATGGTCATTCTTTGACACAGGCTTATCTCTGCTAACTTTATCATCATTAGATTCAGAATAATGGTACTCTTGAATTTCTTCGATTAAATGAGGACATTTTCCTCTAAAAAATTTAATTCTTTCTTCAATAAGTAAAGATCTAATTCTTTCTATTCCAACATCTATAGTTTTATCTGCTTCTTTTATGTTCTTATTACCATAATACTGATTAAGCTCAGCAATAAGTTGCGAGTCATGTGCATCAGCTAAAACATAAGACAGTTCTGAAGTCTCCAGGAACTCTGATATCACTCTCAATAAAGTTTCATTCCTGTAAAACTCGCTGAAAACATAAAAAGTATTTGAATCAGGATCTTTTGCTATACACTCCACAGCGTTTGGATCTCGCCTGCCGAAGTCCAGACCTCCGAATTTCAACCATCCCTTAGGAATAACAAAAGGATCTACAACATGAGTATCTTCATCAAACTCAGGATAGACAAGTCCTTCTAATCTTGTAAATTTTCCTAAATATCTTCGCTCAAAGATAGCTTTGGGAAGAGCTTTCTTCATCCTCTCAAATTCATCTTTAGGAAACACAGGATTGTCTGTAGAAGCCCATGTTATAATACAAAAATCTACATCATCTTTCTTTTTATAGAAGTCTCTAAAGAACCAATTACTTGCATAAGGAGTAGATGTAATAATACACCGTCCTTTCTGCACAGACAAACGGCCTTGAACATTAATCCAGGCCTGAGATTTCATCTTTCCTGCTTCGTCCATCCAAGCAGCTAAACAATCCATCCCTTCAATAGAATCTGGCTCATCCATTGAACGAACGTAGATTCTGCAAGGCTCTGTTGTTCCAGTCCTATTCCAATTTAATTCAAAGCAAGACTTCTGTTCTTTCCAAGTCCCCCAGTCACTAGGGAAAAACTCTTTGAACTTTGGTACTGTAGACTGATCTAGAATTTTATTTGTAGGAGCGCATATTAAATAGTCGCCCAGTTTTCCAGATTCTCTATCTACGTTTATCTGGTTTAAAAGCCAGATTGCACCTATTGTCGTCTTACCTCCACGAATACCAGAAATACATCCGATAAATCGTGCTGTTGATGCCATTACTTCTTGTTGATGTTTATGTAATACCAGTGTTGGCACTTGGTTAAATTACCTCTTTAAGTTATAATGACAAAATTGTAGAAATATTATTTTTATTAGCCCCCGAAGGGACTTGAACCCCCAGCCTGCTCATTACAAATGAGCTGCTCTACCATTGAGCTACAAGGGCACTTGGAGCTGAAAGGAATTGAACCCTCATTTCCTGAGTGCAAGTCAGGCGTTCTCCCGTTGAACCACAACCCCTTACTTAGACATTCTTTTTGGTTTCTTTCGTTTCTCTGTTTTCTTTAGAGATGCTGAAACTGAGGGCCTTACTTTAGATCCATATTTCTCTGTCCAGGTCTTTGCAACTTCTGGCTCATTAGCCCATAAATACTTTCTTTGTTTCGTTGATTTAAATGGCATATAGTCTATTTATTTTCCTTGTTTTTAGGATCTACTATTTTAGCCCTGCGCTTAGAAGGATCAAAATTATCTGGTTTATGATATTTTCCTGGTTTTATCAACATCTGTTTCTCTTCATTCCAAAATAACCCTTCTTTTCCATATTCTGGTAAATACTTAGATTTTTTAAATAAATCTCTAAAAAGCTGTTTTCTTGCTTCATTGTCCATTTTCTTCTTCCTCGTAAATCTTGTTTAAAATTTCTTGGTGTTCCTTCGCCCCCTCAAGAGTCCTCCACCACCCCACCTCCTCCCCCTCCCTGTCTAATACAACAAAATCGCCATAATATTTTCTGATGATAGCTGCTGATTTATTCTTCATTTTAATGGCCTTTTATCTTATCAGAGTAGTGCCTTAAATCTTTCGTCCCCACCTTATCATTTTCAACTACAAACAGCGTCAAATGATAAGGCCATGTTAACCATCTATGCTTCGGTTAACATAGGCTGTGAGGCTTCGTTGTTTCATGGGTAAATCTATTTTAGGGGTAATAGCCCATGCTGTCCACTCCTAACCCCCCTAGTCCCAACCCTAGGGGCCTTAGCTAGTTAAACCTCTTCTTCAGTTTCCTTCACATTAATTACAGTAACAGGCTTTGCATCATCTACCGCATTAGGCACCGTACCATTCACAATGGTGAATTGTGTAAACGTGTGTTCCTTTTTCATTTCAGGCAATGAATCTTTAAACAAACGCATGATTTTGATTCGTTGGTCTATTGTTACTTGTTTTTGGTCGTCTTTAAGAGGGAGAGATAATAACTCCTCCACTTTCACCATATAGTTATTTGAGTTAAACCCATTATTCACCAGTATTTCGCTAATCTTATCTTTTAGCCTATGGTTCATTAAGTATGGACTATTGGGATGCTTACCCTTAAATCCTGACAGCTTGTATGCTTCAGGTACGCTTAAACCTTTGGTAATGTACTCTAAGAACTTCCATTGCTTAGGAGATAGCTTGTTGTCTAATGGAGTTATCAGCTGATTATCTTTATTATTTTCGTTATTGTTCATATAGGTTAATGAGTATATTAATAGATAGAATTATATATTTAAGTAGCTAAGTATTTAGCTATTTAGGCAATAAAGCACTTTTCTTCTTACTAGCATAGGTGTCAATGCGTCTTTATGCTATTTAAGATTGTGCTACCAAGATAGCCTAATTATCTTGTGGTGTAACTTATAATTTGTTATGCTAGTACGGGCATAGAATCTTAAGTGCTCAAAACCACTATGTAGACCCCGGTTTTTAGAGAGATTATTATGACTATCTTCTTAAATTCCAAGAAGGATCTAATAACAAAACTCCCTACTATATCCCCTAAAGTGCTAATTTTGGTACGGCCATATAATAGCTGATATTCAACCACTATCATAAGCTAATAGTGAATAGCATTAAGTATCAAATATTTTAGATATTGAAATATTCCTAAAAATAAATTAATAAATATTAAACAATGCCTTAAATTGCAGATTTAGATTATAAAGCTAAAAACTGTTACAATTAATCATCAAGATTTCCCTTGTTTGTCATTAAGATGTCACTGGTTACAGTTATGCTGTTAGTGTAAATCAAAACAAAAGTGAGGGTTAGGGTAATGAAAACAATCTTCGATAGAATAGAAAATCAGCAAGACAAAGCCCTAGCAATCGGAGACCTATCTACTGCCATTAAACTAAACTGGCTGAAATACTCTATAGATAGTCTGTCAAATGATGAAATAACCTATTGTTTTCAGTCAATCATAATCAATAATAAAATGTTAATAGAAGAAAAATAAGTCTTGACAAATGAAACAACACCTGATAGATTTAGAATAAGAAAGAATGAAGGAGGAATACAATGAGCTATGATAAGAAAGGACTAGGAATAGCTGAAATGACCTTCGTTAGTGTTAATTACCCTACAATATGGCAAGTAGCATATGACCTGTTTGATACTGATGAAGCCGGTGCAATGGAGATCATTAGAAAGACCGTGGAAGTACACAACCAAGGATTAATAGAAATGGAGGATAATCTATGAAATATGAGATATTTGATACCGGTTATCATATAATTGACGAAAATGGAGATATCCTGTATACGGCATATAATCATCCATTAGACAGTCAAATTGAGTTACCAAAAGATCATCATCAAGCGGTAACAAAAGACAAGCTAAAGAAATATGCGCAAATAACATTAGATCAATGGGAGGGATAATATATGAAAACAATAAAGGTTTATAGCTACAATGAATTGAGCAAAGAGAGCAAAGAAAGGGCATTACAAGATTGGAACGATGAAAATCGTGAAATTGTTTGGGCCGAAGAGATATATAAATCCTTTCAGGAGATATTTCAACAAACCGTCGGACTTAAACTAGGGAATTATTCGATTGGGGCGTATCAACATTCATGGGCTACGGTAGTATTCGAGCATAACGAAGTTAAAGACTTTAAAGGACATAGAGCAATCACTTGGATTGAAAACAATCTGTTAGATCATCTTAGAATATCATACTATGGAGATAGGCGAAAAGAAGTATCTAAATATGGTCAGTGGTATAGACCTGGTATGATAGAGCCTTGCCCATTCACGGGATATTGTTTTGATGATACTCTGCTTAACGCCTTACAACAAAGTGTTAAAGACGGAGACACATTGGAAGAGACCTTCAAAGGGTTAGCGAATGTCGTACAAAAGGAGTTAGAGGGAGAGCATGAGTACCAACAATCAGAGGAATATTTCAAAGACCATGCCGAAGCTAATGATTATCAATTCTTAGAAAATGGGATGCTTATATGAAATTAATATACACAATCCCTCTAAATTATGTCAAAACTATATCAATTGATGCCCGATATATATTTGTTCAGTCACAAGGTTATTTGAAGGTCTATAAAATTATTAGATAATATGCTCTTACTAGCTATTGATAGCATAATAAACATACTGTATATATAAATTAACAACGCCATATAATTAATCACAAAGAATTCACTCATTTGTCATTATGTTGTCATCACTTACAGGTATACTTAGAGAGTAACAGAAAGACTAAAGGAGAATAATATGTGTGAATTTGTGAGTTGGATAGAGAAAGACGGGAAGAACTATTGGTTAAGAGATGATGAAGTGAGGGCTAAAGGTTGGGCGATGGTGGATAGTGTAGGACATAGAGCCATCGAAAAATACTTTGGGATTAGTGGAGGAGTACATAAAGAGACTCCAGAGTTTCCTCCGAAAGAGGTGAGAGAGGCGGTTAATAATGGGGAAATGAAAGAGATGATGAAGGCTGGGGGATATAAAGAGGTGAAGTATGAGGATAATTGGAGTAAACATACCCATATGGGCGGATATTGGAGTAAAAGTGAGTATGATAAGAAGGGGAATCAGGTGAAGTATGAGACTAGTACTGGATACTGGGAGAAAAGAGTTTATGATGATAACGGGAATGAGGTGAAGTTTGAGATGGGATATAAATAAAAGGGAGGAAGTAATATGAAACTAACACCATTAGCATCTAACATGACAGAGATTACATTATCAGATAAACGTATCTTGTTTAGTTATGAAACACCTGTTGCTTATCAAGACCTGGATACAGTTGGCACCTACTATAAAACCGTAAAGAAATGGAGTACTACAACAACTAGACATATCAGTAAATGGCTAGGTGGAAATGCTGCTAAGCTAGTATCACAAGACTATCTAGACGACTTAGTTAAATAAAGGAGGAGAATACCATGTATAAAGTATTTCATCGAACGTGGTGGAAACACAGCAAAGGATGGCCAAATGGATTAGAGCCATGCCCAGGTGTCAAACACTCTATTGGCAAATGTTATGAAGAGGAAACAGCAAGGGAGTTATGCAAAGAGTGGAATGATAACAATGAACCTGGGGAATTATCAGATAAAGCAGAATATGAGGAGGTTTAACTATATGACACGAAATCAGTTTATGATTATATGTGCATTTTATATGATTGCTCCTAGTATTGCTTTAGAGAATGTAAATGTTGTTGATGCAATTACACATAATGATATGGATCGTCTGATAAAAATACTAGAATCAGAATTTTAGGGGGTATAGTTATGTTTTACTTTAACAATGAAGTATACCAAAGAACTCTAGACCGGATAGAACAGCTTGAAATAAAATGCCTTAATGCAGGCAATCAAATAATGGCAATTAAATTGAATGTGCTGCATAACAAACTGAAAGAGGAAGAGATTACAATTAGTGATGCCATTGATAAATATCTAGAATATCTGTTTATTAATCAAGCTGGAATTGTAAAATAAGGAGAGTGTAAAAGGAAACTTATATGACAAATAAAAACTGTGACGATTGCGAGAATTGCAGACAATTTGAAAGATGTTTTCCTAAAGTAAAAAACAAGTTAATAGAAATACCAGAAGCTAACCCTTATCCTGACATAAGTGGATTAACCGAAGAGGAGGTTACACAAGATGAGTGATTATTTAGAAGATGGCGAGGATGAGTTAATCTCATGGGCTGAGAGTGTGGAATGGACACAAGTACCTAACTACCATGAGAAGATTAGCTATGAACATCTGCAAGCTACCCCAGACGATTGGCTAGATACCATCTTGTGGATAAGAGACATTAAGGAAATAGGAGATTAATAACATGGATACTCAAAACTGTACTAAGGCTGCTGCTGGGGCTGCTGCTAGGGCTGCTGCTTGGAAATCAATTTTTGAATTTGGATATGGACTTATTACAGAGAAATAAAAGGAGAAACTAAAATGCTGCAAATTACAATAGATGAAACTGTAAATGGTTTTATGATATCTATTAATGATATCAAAGAAGGTTACTATTATAAAGAAATAGCTGAAAGAAGAGTAGATGCTTTAGATATAGTAAGATCATGGGTTAAAGCCGAGCAACAAAAAGAAATAGCTGAAATTGTAAGGGGGACATATGCCTATAAATCTTAAATGTAACGTCCCAAAATGCGGAAAGTTTGGAGATGATCTATATCTTAGACACTATAAGGGAAAAGATTATCTAGTCTGTTTTCGGCATTTAGATCCTAAGACACGGAAAAAAATTAAGGAGGAACAATCTAATGATATTAGAAATCAAGAATGTAAAAAAATGTAAAAATGGTGCAATGGGAAATTTTATTATCTTAGGAAATGAGAAAGCTAGAATCACCATTAGCCTAAAAGAAAATAAGACTGTTTCGGACTATGGATCGACACTACTTCATGAAATGCTTCATTGTTGGGTAACTCTGCTTAGAGCGCAAGGGATTAGACCTACAAATTATAAAGAGCATCATTTTATTTATGCCGTTGAAAAGAAAATACTCAAAGAAGTTAGAAAATTAAAGCATGTCGACAGGAGAAACTAATATGAAGATAACAATCAAAGATCTAAAGTCTAAGCAGGCCTGCTCTGAATCTATAAAGTGGCTTAAGACACAAAAGAATAGAGACGCTAAGGTCTTGCTGAAAAAGCTGATTATAAAGAATCCTAGCTGGGTAAACTGGTAAGGTATGTTATTTATTCAGTTGAGCAATGCTTAGAGATATTTGAGAAAGCTTATCCAAATGACAATAGGCTAAGAAAGGCTATTGAAGCAGCTAAGAAATGGTTAGAAAATAAAAATGATGTTACTAAGGCTGCTGCTGAGGCTGCTGCTAGGGCTGCTTGGGCTGCTGGGGATGCTGCTTGGGCTGCTGGGGCTGGGGTTGAGGATGCTACTAGGACTGCTTGGGCTGCTGAGGCTGCTGCTTGGGCTGCTTGGGATGCTGGGGCTGGGGTTGAGGATGCTGCTAAGGCTGCTGCTTGGGATGCTGGGGCTGCTGGGGCTGCTGCTTGGAAATCAATTCTTGAATTTGGATATGGACTTATTACAGAGAAATAAAAGGAGATATGAAATGACAAAAATAAGACAAAGTAAATACAAAGACTATTGGGCATATGGTGAGGCTCACTTCAAACATACAGAAGATGGAAAGCTATTAGAGCCTATACTCGCTAATCCTGACGCATTAAGTGAAGATGATGCTATTATATGGAAAGCTAGAAAATATAGCGAGACAGTAGATATACAAATTAAAGGACTCTTTTTAAAAGGAGTATATAGACTACTGGCACCTAAAGAAAAAGAAGTTTTTAAATATTTATCTTTAGGGATGACTCAGGAGAAAATAGCTGATATTCTAAATGTTTCAAGAGAAAGAGTTAAAAATATAGTCAAAATAATTAGAGATAAGGGAGAAAAACACCGTACCAAAAAACATCACTATGGGGATATAGTGTAGAACATTTTCAGGCCAATTTAAAAATAATGTGTTATGAGGTAGCTGCTTGGAAACCGATTCTCGAATTTGGATATGGACTTATTACAGAGAGATAAAAGGAGAGTACTATTGTGGACAATCTATTTAACTTTGATGATAACTTTTTAGAGCATGGATGGACTTATTTAGACACTTCTGATAGCCTGTTTCAGTATTATGACCATAAGTATGCCCCATATAGTACATCTGAATCATATCTAGCTACACCTAATGACTGGTTAGATACTATTCTTTACATCAAAAGTTTGCCCGAAGTAAAATATAAATGCAATGAATTATCGGAGGAATAATGCTCCCAATTTTTACTACAATATTGCCAATAGCTTCAAAGATTTTAGACAAGGTTATTCCAAATAAAGCAGCTAAAGAAGCTGCTCTCATGGAACTACAAGTTAAGTTAGCAGAGCAAGAAGGAGAATTGATTAAAGCGTTAATTCAATCAGATGTGGCACAAGCTGAAATCAACAAAACCGACTCACAAAGCAGCACTCTATTTAAATCCGGGTGGCGACCAGCAATATCTTGGATATGTGTAATAGGACTGGCTTATAGCGTTTTTATGCCTGCTATAGTTTGGGTTCTGACAATGATGAATTACACAGTACCGCCAGTACCAGAGATTGGTGGC